GCTGTTGTAACTAGCTGTCGCTACTTCAAAAGGTGTTCCTAAGTCATATTGAAAAAGAGTATCGCTACTGTTATTTAATATATGCATTAGCGTGCCGTCGCTGCTAAAAGAAATATCGTAAGGGCTATTAGATTGGTTAGAGACACTAAAAGACGACACCGGCCCAGAGGCTGTCGAGACATCGAATGCAGTTGAAAGAGAATACTGATAAACTGTGTCAGTATCGCCGCCGGCCATATACATCTTATTTCCAGTGTCATTAAACGCAACCGAAAACGGCGAACCTTCTGTGCCGCTAAAATCAAACATTACCCCAGAATAGACCACTTGTTCGAACGCCTTATTTACGATTGTTTTTTCAACGGTGCCTAGGGTGCCCTTAACAATTGACGGGTCAGTTCCGTCTTTTACGAGCACAGGGTCGCCTTCGGTCGGCTCGCGGCCACCAATTGTTACTAGGTTGGTGTTAGTTGTTTCTGATTCAATAACATACGCTGGCCCAATTCCCTTATAACTAGGAGTATAACTAGTCCAGTCGGATTCGTTATTACCTTGTTCAAAGGTGTCTGATATGTATACAGAATTATCTTGTGTTGGTTTTATAGATGGCATGTTTCGTTAACGTTATTCCTATGTTACTTACGCTGTGATCTTAGTGTCGGCGGCCTTCCGTCCTTGTCTACTTTGTTACCAAATTTTGCAGCTTGAACTTTTACTTCGTCTGTGTCGACATCTTGTGTAGTATTTACACCTTTAACGATCCTGCCCACTCCTTCTGTAATTTCGTGCATCTTCATTTCTTACGGCCTCGAAACCCAGGCTTTTGATTGAGTGCACCTGTCATGTACGGTTGTGAGAACCAAAGTTCAAACCATTCCGGTGTTCCTGGTTTGATATTGTTTTCTTTTTCTTTCTTTTTGATTTCACTAGCAGTCTTAGACATGTTTTCAAGAGTGTCTGGATTATACGCTGTATAGCCTTTGAACTCGTTAATACCTGCTAACTTTTTGAGGTGATCTAGTTCATCCATAATCTTATACCCAGTCTGTACCAGGCTCCTATGCTTTGCATGACCAGTAACCTGCTGTGGTCTTATCCTTCTTTGACGAGCAATTGTGACGACTGTTAAAGTTTTCTCTTGACTCTTTGTCATCACGCTGGATCGGCATGCCTGGGTCACCAAAGGTTACCTTTACTACATTACCTTTGTCGTTCTTAACATATACTTTAAATGCGTGATCTTCGCCACTAACTCTAATAGGACTATCAAGGGTAACTTTTTCGCCTTGGTACTCGGCTTCGTAAATGCTTTCTTGTGGTTCAGGTTCCTTGTCTTTAACGCCCATGCCATTACGAACTGCCGTGAATAACTTTTCTGCTAGCCTCGGGTCAGGAACGCCTTGAGTAAATACTTCTAGATTACCTGTCGCTGCTGCTTCTCGCATCTTGCTTGCGCTCATTCCTTCAGCACCTGCTGCATCTGGATCTCTGCTGCCGGCGTTTACAATTTTAATACTGTTAAAACTGTATTCAACACCGTTGTATTTGTTTAGTAGTTCTTCGAAGCTCTCGACACGGTCTGATCCTGCTACGTAGATGATGTTGTCGTAACCCATGTTATCTAATTTTTGAAGTGCTTGAATAATAGTACGAACGTTTTGGTCGCCTACTGTTACTTGAGGGAAAAACTTTTGTGCGAATTTAATCTTAGTAGCAAAGTCTAACGGATCTGTTTTTGGTTTTTGTGTTTGACTTAAAAATACATACGGATCCCCTGGTAGACTTTTAATTTTGTCTACTAACTTTTGGTGACCTATAGTTGGAGGATTCATACGACCAAATGCAAATACCGCAGTCTTTTCTGGTGCTTCGAACAACTCTCTCAGAAACATTAATACTCTCCCTGTTCTATATTCTCTGTTTCTTCAGATTGAATACGATCTATTAAGTTAGACCGATGCTCGTCTGTGAACATTTTCTTAGTTGACTTAGGGAGATCAAACTTCTTGCAATATATATCAACAGCTCGTTCGACCATAGGTTGTACAGCTTTCTTAAAGTCAACTTTCTTATTAGCTTGCATAGCATCTGCAATTTTGGCCATTGTAGGAAAGTACATTCTGCGATAAAACATTGGGTCGTTTTTCATAAACACGAATAAGTCTTCTACAATATCAAAAGGAAGGTCTTCGCTTTCTTCAGTCGATACTTCAATTTCAAAATCTTCGTAACCCATTTCAAACAGCTTATCAGCAAGTGTTTCAGCAAATGCGTCTGACTCTTGTTCTGTTAGTTGACGATGTAATTGCACTCTTAACACTTGCTCGTCGGCGTCTGTTTCAAATAATACGTACTGAGTTTCGTCTTCTAGCAGACCAACTTTAGCAGAGCTTAAAACACTTTCTACTAAATGATCCTCAAGTTCGTAATCGCGTGTTATAATACTTACAAAATGTTCCATGTGCTACCTTAGTGATTAAGCAAAATTCTATCTACTGTACCTTCAGTGTAGTCGACCTTTGCCCTAATCCACACGTAGTTTCCGGTAAAGTTTGAAATGTTGCTTCTGGTAGTTAGGTTGTCGCCGTCTAAAGGGTAGGATTGTTCGTAAACAGAGAACCAGTCTGCTTCGCCTGGTTCAGCGGCTAATGTTGCTTGGATTGTTACAGTTCCAGCGAGATCAGTAACGGAGTACTGAACAGTATGAATACCGTCACTACGACCATAAAAACCGTCACCTTTGAATTTATCGCCAGTGACGGTTTCTGGATCTAGATTAGCACTAGAATGTGAGGTTTGACTTAAAATTATTTCGCTGTTTGATGACATACAGTTATTTATCTTTGTCAGCAACGTATACTAATTTATCAACCCTCCCCACTTTTGACAACATCAGCGATGCCAGAGACATCACTTTAGCGTCTCGGAAGTACACATGTCCAGATAGTCGATACCGGCGGTTGGCTCGAATATGCGACAGTGTCTTTTTAGTTGTCTTTGCTAAATCTGGGTTAGCTTCTGCCCAATCAGCAAAGCCTGGGTCTACTTTGTCGTAAGGACGAAGTGTGACTTTGTACTCGTATTTAGGTGGTGTCTTAACTATGATTACATTTGGGTCGTCCATGAACTCTTCGCTTTCTTTTCTAGGCTTCCATAGCTCTCGAGGGTTATCTGCTTTGTTCTCTAACTTTAACAGCCAAGCCCAGTCATTTGAAAACACAGAAAGAGTTAATCCTTCGGCTCTTGTACAGTAATCGTGTGCTTTTACAAGCTCTTGATAAATGCGCTTTGCATCGTAGAAGTCTTCCTTTGAAACAGTTTTGTTAAGAAACCCGGTATACAAGACAAGCGATGTTTCGCCGTCGTCTACCTGACGTTGTAGTCTGTCGAGATTTTCTCTCAACCTCGACAGTGTTCTGGGATTTATGTGTCTAGCTAACGCTGTTCGTATAACCAGCTTGTACTTATACCGGTTATAGAACAGCTTCCTAGTTTCAAAGTGCTTCAATGGTCTCTCCGGACGCACATACCAATACGATTTCGCCTTCCTTCGCATCGATTGTAAGGTTGCCGCCGTTGCGCAGATCACCAAACAACAGTTCACGCGATAGCTTGCGTTTGATGTCCCGGTCAATTACACGCTGCAAAGGACGAGCGCCCATACTAGGATCAAAACCTTTGTCAACCAAGTAGTCAAGTGCTTCGTCGGTAACGGTAATAGTAACACCTTTGTCTGCTACCATTTCCTTGAGTTCGACAAGGAACTTGCCAACGATCTTCAACATAACTGGCTTGCCCAGCTTGTCAAACTTGATAGTACCGTCCAAGCGATTGCGGAACTCTGGAGCAAAGAATTCATTGAACGCTTTGTCATCGTATCCAACTTCTTGGTCTTCGTTGAAGCCAATTGCGTTTTTCTCTGCGTCTTTAGCACCTAGGTTAGTAGTAAGAATCAATACGCAGTTGCGAGCATCTGCTACCTTACCGTTTGATCCAGTGATCTTGCCGTTGTCCATGATCTGTAGCAGGATCTGGCTCACGTCAGGATGTGCCTTTTCGATTTCGTCCAACAACAACACGCAGTTTGGGTTCTCTTGCAGTTTGGTAATCAAAATACCTGCGTTGTCATCGAAACCAACATATCCAGGAGGTGAACCGATCAGCTTGCTTACTGAGTGCTTCTCTTGGAATTCACTCATGTCAATGCGTACAAGTTCAACGCCTAGCTGCGTTGAAAGCTGCTTAGCGGTTTCTGTCTTACCAGTACCCGTTGGGCCCATGAATACGAAGCTGCCAATAGGCTTGTTCTCAGGCTTTAGTCCTGCTTGTGCTACAAGAATCTTGTCAACGATATCTTCAATTGCTTGATCCTGGCCGTAGACTTCTGCTTTCATGTTCTTTTCAAGATTCTTAAGACCAGCAGTCTCTTTCTCAGCTACGTTCTCAACTGGCAGATCAACCATCTTAGCAAGTTCAAACTGAATTTCTTCTTCAGTGACAACTCGCTCGGTGCCTTCTGGCTTGAGGTTAAAGCGTGAACATGCAACATCAATCAAGTCAATTGCTTTGTCAGGCAGCTTCTTGTCCGTCTGGTACTTAACACTTAGTTTTACCGACGCCAAGATAGCGTCGTCTGTGATTTCAGCACCGTGGTACTCTTCGTAATACTTTTTCAATCCAGTAAGAATCTCAACCGTAACCGCCTCACTTGGCTCGTCTACAGTTACACGCTGGAACCTGCGCATAAGTGCACGGTCTTTTTCAAAGTACTTGCGATACTCTTCCCAAGTAGTAGAAGCAACAACTTTTAAGTTGCCTTTGGATAGAGCAGGTTTAAGCATGTTTGCCAAGTCGTTTGACTTATCACTACCACCGGCGCCAGCGCCGTTCATCATGTGTGCTTCGTCAACAAACATGATGGTCTTGCCTTTCTTGGAAAGTGCTTCAAGTACCAACTTAAGACGCTCTTCAAAGTCGCCTCGATACTTAGAACCAGCAAGCATTGAGCTGATATCCAGGTTGTAAACTTCATACTCTTTTAAGAACTTTGGAACATTGCCGTTAACAATGTTGAAAGCCAAGCCTTCAGCAACGGCAGTTTTACCTACGCCGGGATCGCCTACTAGCAGCACGTTATTCTTTGAACGCCTGCCCAACGATAGTGCTACACGGTCTAGCTCTTCGGAGCGTCCGATAACCGGATCAACACGGTTTTTCTTAACTTCTTCGTTGAGATTAGTAGTGAATTGCCCAAGTGCTTTTGCACTGGCCCCGCTCATTTCCTCTGCTTCACCTTCGCCTAGTTCTGCATTCATGTGCTCGGCAAACTTGTCTTTCTCGATGCCAGCTTTGCCAATCCAGTACGCACTAATTGACTTTTTCTCACTCATTATGCTGATAAACACATCGGGCAAGTTGATGTCAGTGCGGCCGTTAAATAGAACCTGCGTAAACGCACGATTCAACACTCGCTCTACTGCCTGCGTTTTTTTAGGTTTTGCATCAGCTTCTGCGATTGTAATTTCGTCGCATCCTGTTTTTAGGTGCGACTTGAGGTTGGTTTTGATAAATGTCGGGTCAGCACCAAAGTTTTTAATAACTTCTTCGAACGACTCTTCACACATCATTGCATGTAACAAATGCTCAAGGGTGACATATTCGTGCTGTAGTTTTCTAGCATCGGACATTGCCTTTTCAAATACTAGCTGTAATTCTTTGCTTGGTTCAACCATGGATTCGTTTCCTTAGTGTAGTACGTTTCTTTTTTGCACGGTCCAGTCTTAGTTTGCTTACTCTGTCAGTGAATTCAATACCGTTCAAGTGATCAAATTCATGCAGGAAGCATCTTGCATCAATATCGTATAATTCTATTGTACACTCTTTTCCGCTTGTGTCAAGATAAGTTGCAACAATTCCTTTAGGTCTTTTAACCTTTAGAATAAGCTCGGGAAAGCTAAGGCAGCCTTCGACGTCGTCACTGGTGTTTACGCTTACTTTCTCAATTGTTGGGTTGATCACAGCAAACGGTTCTTTGTTGGTAAGCAGATACGGCTTCATGACAAATATCTGCGCATCTAGTGCCACTTGGTTTGCACTGAGGCCCATACCGCCTTCTACTTCCATAAGTTCGATCATCGTTGCTTCAATGTGCACAGCATCGTGTTCGTCGAAGTCAAACGGTTTCACGGACTTTTGTAGCCACGGATCAGGTGCTTTTACTAGCTGCATTTCTATAACTCCTTATCTGATCTAATAATTCTTGGTCTTTGATCTTTGTGATCTCTGGTACTATGTGTATATACAGTGATCCACGTTTATGTGTTGCAGCATTTGGCATTCCGTACTCTGCAACACTAAACTTTGTGTCTGTTTTTGTGCCTTGCGGGATTTTCAATTCAATGTGTTTGTTGTCTAGGGTTTCTATTCTGATTTTAGTACCAGTAATCATATCTAGTGCGTTGAGCTTGTAGTATAGCACAAGATTGTCGCCTTGTCTAGTCCAATTTGCCTCTTCTCGCACAACTATTTTAACCAACAGATCGCCGCGCGGTCCCGGAACTGAGTTGTCACCCAATCCTCTATATCGGAGGACCTGACCTGATTGTATCCCTATGGGAATTTTAAGCTCAACAGTCTGCTCTTCTCCGGATGCTACGCGATACGATGCAAGCATTTCTTTACCAGTGATAACATCGGCTAACGCAATCGTTACAGATATTGCAGTATTACCGTTTCTGCGCACACGTTGTCTAAAGAACCCTTCGTCGAAGTTGTGGTAAAAATCTCCTGATCTAAATCCCTGTTGTGGATTATCATATTCTGCACGTTTTGATTCGTTGCCTAATGTTTCATATGCTTCGTTTATTGTTGTAAGAGTCGAAGCGTCGCCACCACGGTCAGGGTGATGTTTCATAGCCAGCTTGCGATAGGCTTGTTTGATTTCAGTTTGTGATGATGTCTTATCGACACCTAATACAGAATAGTAGTCCATGCAATTACTTATCCATGGACTATTTTAGAAAGAGATTATGTGAAGTTACTTCTTGCTCATCCAAGCAGTCATACCCATAAAGGCACCTGGGATACTGGCCATAGCAATGTAAAACCAGTCAAGCATAGGAATAATCGTTTCGATGCGTGATTCACCTACGCTTGGGTGGAACAGTAATCCTGTTACGCCAATAATAACAATAATAGCAGTCCATGCCATCTTGCGCTGTGCATCTTGTTTTTGCAGTGTGGCTTCTAGCTGTTGATTCTTCTGGTACAGTTCGAACTCTTTAGTAGATAGCTCACCAGTACCGTCTTTGTCGAATTGTGCCATTTTATCGTCCATGTTATGCCCTCCTAGTATAATACTTATAGGGCATTTCTGTAAAATTAAACTCACACTTTATGCGACTATAGGTAGCGGCCTAGTTCGCAGCGGTAGTGAGCAACCGACACAGCCCGGGTGTAACTATAACGGTCCCAAGTGATGTGTTCTTTTAATCTTCATTTTCGTCTTTGCCATTTGCCTTTTTGATTTCTTCGTTGGCGTTGTCTATTGTTTTGTCAGCTTCTTCGTAATACTTTTTGTATGCCGCTATGATTGACTGCTGTTGTTGTATATAGCCTCTGACGTCGGCTAGATTTAGACTAATGCGTTCGTATCCGTTTGCAGTTAATCCAAGTAAGACTACAGCATTGTTACCTTTTTCTATTTCTGCAAATACTTCTTCTGCGTTTTCCGGAGTAATAATAAACCATTCAAGCTCACGCATACGGATTTCGTCTGCTTCCGGTAGTACCAATTCGGGCTTAGGTACAGGTGTATACGACGCTTCGATATCCTTTACGAACCACTTACAGCCAGTTAGAGAAGCTACAAATAGCACTAACACAAGTATCTTAATTGCGTTCATCTGCTTTCTCCTTGTACATCCACGGACATTCACTTTTTAAGTCTTCGTCGCTTCGCTTCTTTTGATGATGTTGATACAAACGGATAATCCTCTTGTTTTAAGTATTTATCCTTCTGATCGTAGTACTCTTGCTTTGAGATAATGTGAGTACGCCCGTGTACATCTACTACAGGAATTTTTCCAATGAAGTTGTGGGTGCCATCAGCCGCCTGCCGCTTGCGACTCTCGCTAACCTTTCTACGGTTGTAGTCTCTATTTTCTTTGTTTAAGAAAGGATGCGTGCCGTCAGCTAACGCTCTTTTGTTGTATTCTTTAGTGTATTTGCCGCCAACAAACGGGTGAGTGCCATTTTTAACTCTTGACAAGTTATAAGCAGTTGCTGACTCTGAAGTAAACAATTGGGGGATAGTTCCGTCTTTTACTCTTTGTTTTTGTAGTTTTGAAGAGAATGCTGAATTAATACCGTTGCCTGTTTCGTCAGTTAGGTTAGCCCACTCTTTGCTGTCTACTATGTTGAACTTCTTTGAGATGCGAGTTCCTTCTTGGACTAGAGTATTGTACGATTCTGTTTCTAGAATGACTTTAGTAGTAACGTCGTAGCCGTGTTCTTTGTAATGTCTCTTCCAGTATAGCCCTGATCCTTTATATGTGAACGGATCTTGCTGAGTTTGGCCTAAGTAATTTAGTCCTGTGACGTTGTGAGTCTTGATATATAAATAATACACGCTGGTGCTCCTTAATAGCATTAGGGTAGTTAGGAGTTGGCGCTCCGTGAACTACACTTATTTATCCTTATTTTCAAACAACCACGGGCACTCGGAGTTCGCGGCCCTTGGCGTTGCTGCGTTCTTCTCTGCTTCTGTAAGCTCTGCGCCACTTAACAGTTCAAAACACCTGCCTGCCTTTGCTGTTGCGTTGTTAATAACACGTTCTACAAGGCCCGGCTTGTTTGCTGCTAGAACGCCTAGTTCGTGCTTCTCTAGTTTGCGGGCCAGGTCGTTCTTTTGCGATCTAACTTCTGCGAATTCTTTGTTTAAAGTAGACATACGTCTGCCGGCTGAAGCGACATCAGCTTCTAAGCTATCAACTGCTGCCTCACTTAGTTCAAGTGATTCCTCAAGTTTTGCGTTGTTCTTGGTTAAGGTTGAGATTGTAGCTTGACTGTCGGTGTAATACCAATATCCGAGTCCGCCCATCGCTAGAATTACTAAAAGCAATCCTGCTGATATTTTTAATCCGAGACCCATATTAATCTCCTAGTAGTTTTGCGATTGTGTTTGGTCCTACAATTCCATCTGCTACCAAGTTGTTTTTCTTCTGCCATCTTTTTACAGCTCTTGCAGTGCCAGGGCCATAAATGCCGTCGCTGGCAATGCCTAGTTTTTCCTGTACTAGAGCTACTGTAGGGTTTCTGCTTCCCTCTTTTAATACTACGTTCAAGTTAATTTCTGACGTTTCAAGATTGCCACCCAATACGTCAATAGCATGCAAGTAACGTACCTTTCTGTCGTCCAGTCCGTGAGTGCCGCCGTTGATACGCTTGCTCATTCCAACTATGTCTTGTCTGTCGCAATATCTGTTTAAGTTATTCTTCCTCCAGAACCAACATGCGCTTTCTAAGGCACCTTTACGGGTGCGTACATATTCAACTGCCCTGCGAGGAGTCATTCCTACTGATGCTGCAAATGCTTCGTAATTGTTAAATCCCGTGAGTTGCAGTATACCCCCGCCTCTGTACATCCAGCCCATGCCCGAATATACATCACCATTGCCCATGCGATTTGCATAGATTACATTAGCAATCTTTTCTGGCTGTCTGTGATATCTACTTGCATCTCGTCCTGCACGTTCGAAGTATTTTGGGAAGATTTTATTGAGCGCACTTGCTGAGTAGTTTAAGTTCTCAGTAAGCACGTTGAAGTCTCTGCTTTCATGACTACACTGCGCTATAAACCCAGCTACTCTTTCTACAGTGTTGATGTCATATTTCGGCAGGACTTCACACATTTGTTTGTACCAATCTGCTGCGTCGTTATTGCCTGCCAGCAGTTCTCTTACCATCTCTTCGGTAAAAGTAAACTCAAACTTGTCAAACATACTTGGTTTTTCCTCTTTTTTAGAGAATAACTCTTTCCAGAACCAGGGCATTTCCACCACTCTCGAATGTTAGCTTGTTACCGTACTTGGTAATATTGTAGTCACCTATGTACTTAGTGAGAAACATTATTTCTGCGAATCCGTTTGCGTTGAAGCTTTCACTAATATTATTAATTGTTGATTCAACAGGGCCGAAATCAACAAAATCAAAATGCAGGGGGTCTGCCCACTTCTTCTTGATAGTAATTGTTTCGTTCAACATGCTTACGTTGTCAACAAATCCGTGTTTAAAGAATTCTAAGAAACTGTCTATGTCACGGTTTGTAATCTTTGCGTTGTACTCATCTGCGTCTAGTGGCACTAATTCTTCTAATGCTTCTTCTGTAACATCATGTGAACGGAAGTTCTTGTGGTAACGAAACTTGATTTCGTCTAGTCCGGTAATCTTTCTTACACCGTCGCATATTTCCATGATATGTTCCGGAGCATCACTGGTTCTTTCCATTTCAACAAATACTTTAAAAGTGCCGTCGCTTTGTTCGCCAGGAGTTGCATCAGCGTCAAGTACAAAGCCGTAACCTTTTTCTAAGAAATTCATTAAATCGTTAGCTGCTTCTTTTTCTTTTACACTGAAGCTAAGTGTGATAATGTCTTTGTCATCGCCCATCTTTGATTTGAAGTTATCTACTTCAAAGATGTAATAAACTAAGTCTTTTAAGTCGCCTGGTCGAAGTCCCATTATTCTAGTGGCTCCTCTACCCCTGCGCCTTCTTCTGGACCTTCGCCTGCTAAGTCGTCAGCTGGCTGTGATTCTTGATCCGGGGGCACAATTCCTTCTACTTCATTTGCTTCTAGTTCTGCATCTACTTCGTCTTGGTAGCCTGCGTAGATATCGGCCATTAAACTCTTGGGCATTTGAATGCTTACGATCCAAACAGGGTGTCTGTCAAGTTTACCTTTTTTTGTACCTGGCCTAATATCTTGCGGGTCTTCAATCTTTCTAGGTTGGAGAACAAAATCTTTCTTATACTTTACTTTGCAGTCATAATCTACAAGACGTTTGCCGCCCATCGGGTCTGGCATATTGCCTCGATCCCATAAAAAAGCACATTCTACCCAGTGTCTGGTAATCTTAGGCCCATAGGCTAGCTCGCCGTCGAGCCAGTTGTCGTAAACGTAAATGTCAAGTTCGTCAATTACTCGTTCAAAGTCTTTTAGGATATTGAAGGAAGTGTTTGAGTTATAAATTGACTCTACGTTTTTAATGATGTCTAATACGTCTTGCATTTGTAGAATTCCATTAGCTGATTGTATACTTATTTATCGCCTGTTGTTTGTTAACGTTGTGTATTTAACGGTTCTGTCGATCGGTAAATAATTATGTGAAAGCAGTACAATTATTGCTTTTACTCTTCAGCCCTAAGGAGGACACTTAATGGGTGCAAAACGAAATGCTTCCAAGAAGCATACCAATCGAAACTTCGACAACGTTGTCGAGATCAACCAACGCAAACAACAGCAACAAGTTCACATAGTTCCTAAGAACGTAGCTCAAGAAGCATATACACTTAAATTACTCGACGAAGATAAAAATATTGTCTTCGGTATCGGCCCTGCCGGTACGGGTAAGACCATGCTAGCCGTTCAGGCTGCTGTGAAAATGTTCAAGGCAGGCGACGTAGATAGAATCGTTGTCACGAGACCAGCTGTCGATACAGACGAAGACATTGGCGCGCTGCCGGGCACGTTAGAAGAAAAGATGGCTCCATGGATGAGACCAATCTTCGATGTATTGCGTGAATACTTTAGCTCAAGAGAGCTAGAAGGAATGTTACAAGAAGGAATTCTTGAGATAGCGCCACTCGGGTTTATGAGAGGCAGAACCTTTAAAAAGTCGTATATCATTGCAGATGAAATGCAAAATACGACACCTAGACAGATGAAGATGTTACTTACACGTTTAGGCGAAGGCTCATGTATGGCAGTAACCGGGGATCTAGAGCAAGCCGACCGTTCAAAAGATAACGGATTAATCAACTTTTTAATGCGTCTAGAATCGAAAAAACTAACCCATCTGGACATAGTCCGTTTTGCACAAGGAGATGTTGAAAGGCACGAAGCAGTTAAGGAAGTTCTTGAGTTATACGGGGACGAGTAGAAGAGGTAAAAACAGGAGCTTAATGCTCCTGTTTTACTGAGTCAAATCCACTAACACCTTTTAGTTGAAAATACGTAAGATACTTTTCCTTTTCAAACCAAAGAGTGATACAATAATGATTCGAATCCCAGACTACCTCACTTTTACTTTTGTTGTTTTTGCAAAACGCCGCAACCTTGTGCATTAGCCTTGACATCTCGTTGCCACTCTTACACTCAACTGTCATTGCGTTGCTACTACTAAATCTAGTGCCCGACTTGTCTGATATGTGCTTTAGTACCATTCTAATTCCTCCTTATGTTTTTACTGTCAACAGGTACAAGGATATGTCCCTAGGATCAGTAAAATGCATTTGCATACTTCGACTAGACACATCTATATCCCAGACAACATGATTAGAAGACGTTCTAGCTTGTGCCAAAAATTCATATCAAGTTGCCATCGGGGCGGTAATAGAATCCATTGGGTTGTAATCTACTAGTTTGTAATCACTGGTCTTTGTCGCTAGCAGTTCGTCTAGGTTACTAAATTTGGGCATTTTGAGTGTAGGCCCAGGGCGTGGCTTTCGCTCTAGTTGTTCGCGGACCTGATCTTTGTGATTGTTGTAAATATGACAATCACCACCTGTCCAAATAAATTCGCCTACTTCTAAGCCTAGTATCTGCGCATACATATGAATCAACAGACTATAGCTAGCAATATTGAACGGAACTCCTAGAAACATATCAGCTGAACGTTGGTACAGTTGGCAGCTTAGTTTACCGTTGCTTACGTCAAACTGGAACAGAGTGTGACAAGGTGGCAATGCCATAACATCAACACGATCAGCGTTCCAAGCACTTACAATGTGCCTGCGACTGTTTGGGTCGTTCTTTAAACTCTCAAGTGATTCTTTGATCTGATCTACATACCCTAATTGAGCGTCCCAAAAACGCCATTGATGACCGTATACCGGTCCGAGCTCTTTGTGAGTGTCTATGTTTATGTAGCCTAATTCGGCACCTTGTTTGTCTGCGTTAGCAGTCCAGATAGTCTTCTTACCGATTAGTTTGTTTCGATCTTGTTCGTAACGGATCTCAGCAAGTCTGCGTTCATCTGAAGAGCCTTCTAGCATCCAAAGTAGTTCACTGACTACACTCTTCCAGGCTAGCTTCTTTGTTGTTACGGCTGGAAACTCTTTGCGCAGGTCAAATCGCATCTGATAGCCAAACACCGAACAAGTGCCTACTCCTGTGCGATCTTCTTTATTGTTACCGTGATTATATATGTGTGCTAGGGCTTCTAAGTATTGCTTCATTTTTTAATTCCTGCTGCTCGTGTGTACCAGTCTAACGCAACTTCGTGCTGAAAGTTTGTAAAGTCTTTTTCGTCGCCTGATCCTATTGCTTCTTCTGTTGCTTTTTTGTACTGTTCAGCATCTTTCAATAACTGAATAGTCTCTTTCTTTTCTGCTGCTGCCACTCTTTCAGCTTCGGTTAGGTTTATCTTCGTTATTGTTCCAGTTGTTAACATCTCGAGTACTAATGCCTTTTCAAGTTCTGTAAACAGCATATCGTCGTTGTATAGCCAATGATGTTTCATCATAGCAGGCCAAGGGTCGCCGAACTTTATTGTTAACAGCATCTCTCGATTTTTACTCATCTTTGTTGCTCGCCACGCCCACGCACTAATTCGTACACAGCTTCTCTTTCTACTGCTGTGAACTTTGCGTCTTCGTTGTTGAGCCACTTGCCGAAAAGAGTGCTAATATAATTTTCACCCCATTTCAGTACCAGAAGTGTTTCTTGCTGTTCAGTTAAGGCTCTCATTTCTCATTCCTCGCTAGGGTTTCTATCTTTCGCAAAATTTCGTTGTCGATCTCTTCTTGTAGTTCTTTAGAAATTATGTCTTCCACTTCCTTGTCTTGCGCAATGCGCCACTCCTTGCCAACCTCAGCAGCCTTGAGTTCTAGTTCAGTCAACCCCCGGGCACCGCCGAGCCATAGATAATAAAGGTCTATTGCATAATGAGGACCGTGCTTGAGTATTAGGTAAATGTCTTCTTGTTCAGTTAGCTCGTCTTCTTCCATATCTCAAAAGTAACCTCTGGGTGCTCTTCTTTAAAACTTAGTTCGAACTCGGATTCAATAGCAGCCAGATCCAGATGAGTGTCGCATTCGTAGTCGCCCGGAATTCTGCTGAGATAAAACTCGTCAATGACTTCCAAAGACTGTTCGATTACGTTGGCGCCGCCAATAACCCATGTGATCAAGCCAGGATAACTGTCTGCAACAAGGCACAAGTGATGAGCAACTCCACCGTTAATATATCTATCTGCTCCGGGGTAATCGTCAGGTCTTGTAGTTATTAGAATGTTTGTTCGCAAGGGCAAAGGACTGGGCATATGATCATCCTCCCAAGTTTTTGACCCCATTACTACAACGTGACCTTTGGTGTGTTCTTTGAACCACTTTAAATCTTTAGCGTTGCTCGGCCAAGGTAAGGTGCCGTTGAGTGCGATACCGCCTGTGTCGTCACAAGCTAGCATTGCCTTAATCAATCCAGTCTGCGCTTGGGCCATCTTTGCCTCCTTTTAGCGTATTTAATATTCTTTTGTTTTCGTGCTTTACTCGTTTCTTAGTGCGAATAACCAGCATTACAAAATAGATTATAGCAAGTGAGAATCCGATGTACCCGAACAGCAAAGCAACTTGAAACCATTCGCCCATAATTTCAATACCGCCTGGGTACAATACAGGAATATATTCAACAAAGCATAGCATCGACGCTGCCCACAAAACTGCGGCCATAACGTCCCAGAACTCTTTGTGACGAACGAAGCCGAATAGAAATTTTAGGTCCTTAGTCATTATACTGGCCGCTGTTTTTAGGCTACGCATTTGCTTCTCCTAGTGCATTCATTATGCTCTCGTTTTCTTTTTTGATTGTCTCTTCAACAAATTCTTTAGCAGTAGCATTAATATCTGGGATAAACCTTGCACTGGCAATTGTAGCTACGCAATACATTGCGACGGCCGCACCGACGATCGTCTTGGTAACAACAAGCCCTGGAGCTAGTTGGTACCACATAATAATAGCCATTTCAGATAATGCTATTAAGCTGCCCAAGAATCCGGTTAATAACGAAGCCAGAAGTACTGCTACAACGAGAGTACCGATACTCGCAGCGTAATGTCTAATAAGGGTTCGCCGCGTCAGTTTTCGATATCTATCACTTCTTTTATTCATCGATACTTGTCGCTCTTATTCTGCTTGCTGCCCAAGACTGACATCATCACGGCGTTTTCTTCTTTAATAGTTTTTCTTGCTTGATTAGCAGAGGCAATGATCCAAATGCTTAACAAGATCTGGCCAACAGCCGCTATCATTAGCCACAGTCCGACCAATTTTACAGGTAGTAGCATACCGTATACAAGGATCGCACAGAACCCCCACAGTAGTGCGACGTTAATAATAGCTGCTATAGTGAAAACACTAATTCCGTAAAGATACTTGTCAAGAAACGAAATAGTATCTTCTTTCATATGTCTAAAGATATGTTTTAGAAGCCGCATTGCTAGTCCTCTGTACTGTTAGTGTTTATACAGTATAAGCTCAGAGGACGGTTATGTCAAGTCATTTTTAGATCTTAGGCAAAGAGCTCGTTGAACGTATTATCAGCTGCTAGCGCATCGCTGTTTGATACTTCTTTTATCACAACGTAAGGATGTTCAAGCATCATCCATGTATTTTTCGCGGTTGGACTTCCTTGAAACGTAACGGTTAAGTGCGAGGAGTCATAAGGTGTGCTATAATCTCTGCCCAGGTACCAGACCCTGTTATTTTCTAAGTCACGTTCACGCCCAAACCTCTTAATAAGATAGTCATACATTTCTTTTGTACTAGTTTCTGCGTTGCAGAGGCGTATGGTAAACTCTTTCATAAATTATTTCTCCAAGTTGCGAGCTAGTTTGATAAGAACGGCAGCAAGGTTAATCTCTGGGTCTGCTACTAGTGCGTGGTCCACTAATCCTTGCTTGATAATTAGTACAGCTTGGTCCTGCTGTTGATTATCTTTACCTAGTAATTCGACGTTAGAATACAACCAAGTATAGATCTCTTCCATTTCCTCTGGACGGACTGCACCACATAGTACTTGTCTTGCTGATTGAATCTTGCCTGCTTTAAACAAGTCGACCATTTCAACCTTCCAGTCTTGCTCGCCTTTGTCTGCTTCGTTTGGAGCAATCAGCTTTTTGTCCTGCGCGTTCATTTGCACCATATTGATACACTTGCGCAAGTCTGGATAAGTCGCTTTGACATAAGTGTCTAGCGTATCTAAGTCAAACTCAACCTCTTCGTCAATCAAGATTTGCGCTACTCTTGCTGTGAATTCAGTTTGATCAATCTTAGCAATATGGAAGCCTTGGCAACGTGAGTGAAGTGCTGGGATAATCCTGTTAGGATAGTTACAGGTCAGTATAAACCTTGCTGTTTCGTGATGCTCTTCCATTACACCGCGTAGTGCTGCCTGCGCGTTTGGCGACAAGTAATCAGCCTCGTCTAGCAGTACGACCTTGAAGTCACCAAACGGAATCATCTGTACAAAGTTAACAATCTTGTCACGCACATCATCTACTGAGTTTGTGCGACTTGCGTTAATCTCTAGGATGTCTAGTGGATTAAGGTCAAGTTCATTAAATAGCAGTTTTGCTAGTGTGGTCTTACCAATGCCTGCGTTGCCTGAGAAGATCAAGTGCGGAATTGTTTTGTCTTTAATCCACTGCTCAACTTGCTTGCGCTGTGCACCGTCTCGGAACACGTAGCCTTCTACCGACTTCGGTCTGTACTGTTCTACCCAAAGGGATTTTGCCATCTGTTATGTCCTTCTTAGTTTGATAAAATATCTGCGATGCGCTCTGCTATGCCAGCAAAGTCATCTCGTTTCATGCCACGTGTTGTTTCTGCTGCTGTGCCTATTCTGATGCCAGAAGTCTCAACAAACGATCGCGGGTCATTTGGTATGCCGTTCTTGTTTACTGTGATAGCATGCTCTTCCAGCCGGTTCGCCGCCTCTCTGCCTGAGTACTTACTGTCACTCAAGTCTACAAGAATGATATGTGAGTCGGTACCGTTTGTCAACGTTTTAATGCCGCGCTCTGCAAAGACTTCGCACATTGCCTGCGCGTTGTTTACTACGTTGGTTGCGTACTTCTTAAAGTCCGGCTGTGCAGCTTCTAAGAAGCACTGTGCCTTGCCTGCAACGATATTCATCAGCGGGCCGCCTTGTGTGCCTGGAAAGATTGCGCTGTTGATCTTGCGTGTATAGTCTGGATTGTTCCACATAATAACGCCGCCTCTAGGACCACGCAGTGTTTTGTGAGTAGTTGATGTGACAACGTCAGCAATGCCCACAGGTGAATCGTATGCACCGCCTGCGATTAGCCCTGAATAGTGGGCAACGTCAGCCAGTAAATACGCGCCTACGCTGTCTGCGATCTCTCTAAAACGCTGAAAGTCTATCTGCCTAGGGTAGGCACTAGCTCCACATATGATCATTTTGGGCTCATACTCTGTAGCAAGATATTGTACTTGATCGTAGTCAATCCAGCCATCTGCGTCTACGCCGTATGCTGCTGCCTTGTAGATCTTGCCCGAAATGTTTGGCGACGAACCGTGTGATAAATGTCCACCGCTGGCTAGGTCCATTCCCAGGATTGAATCACCTGGCTTGAGAAACGCTTGGTATACTGCTGTATTAGCGTTTGCTCCACAGTGAGGTTGTACGTTTGCAAACTTGCAACCAAACAATTCTTTGAGAGAATCAATTGCTAGAGTCTCGATCTCGTCCACGTGTTCGCAACCGTTGTAGTAACGCTTGCCTGGATAGCCTTCTGCGTACTTGTTTGTAAACTCAGAGCCGCAGAGATCCATAATTGCCTGGCTAGTAAAGTTCTCGCTGGCAATCAGTTCGATCGTTTCGTTCTGACGTTGTTTTTCACGCTGTAAAATCTGTCCAATTCGATTATCAATCATTATTTAATCTGCCTCACTCTCTCTGTATTCGTACACCGGCTCACTTGGCGGCGTATACGGAAATTCTACAGGCACTGCGCACCCGCTGCTGGAGTAGGTCAGCTTATGTGTTTTGCCGGTGTCTGGATCTGTCCAGTAGTGCCAAAATACTTTGCCGTCAATATCATACGCACCGCGATGTGTTTTAAATACGCTGCTCTTACGCTTGTTCTGGTATACAGTAGTGCCGTCGTTTTCTTCATAAACGTCCATCCACTCGTCGTCTTCACCAGTAAGCGGTGTTAGCGGCTCGAACGCCAGCAGCTTTTTGAGAATGCCCAGGGAATAACCGGCACTAGATCCACTATGACCTTCCTCGCTGAACTCCTCCACCATACGCAAGATGTGTTCTCGCATATTAAAGTCCATGCCCTCGCCAGTGACGTCTTCGTCTGTCATACCAATGCGATCTAATTCGCTCTTCGCGAAATCTTTCATGCTCATCTCTTGAACTCCATAAGTGGTTCTATATCGTTTGTGAATATCTGCGCCATTTGTTTCCACAAGAAATCTTTTTCTTGCTGTGTTAGAGCACAGTTAATTGGGTTTGCGTCATTCTCGTCTTTCGCGGGTAGACAATATGCGTGATTGAAGGTCAAACACATATTGTTGATAACGCTTTCTTTAGTTGCTTTCATGTAACTCCGCCCATACTGTTTCAATAATGTTCATTGAAAGTGCGTCTGGATGTCCTTTTGAGCAATCAACACCGTCTACGATATTCTCGTCCCACTTGGCTTTCCAGAGGTCAAACTCGTTGCGTATAGTTCGTCCTACTGAGTGGTGGTATCTTGCTAGTTCATCAAACGGAGTTTCTAAGAACTCTTGTTGTGCTACTTCCGAGGTGTTTTCAAACCAACCTTTGACTTCTTCGACAATTTCTTGTTTAGTCTTCATCGTCATCGAAAACCTCCATTACGTTGCGCATCACTGTGCGGTAGGGCTCGTGCAATATCATCTTTACGCTTGGATCGGAATCGATTACGCTATCAGCACAGGCGTCGACGATTAGATCAGCAAACCGATGAATAACTTCGTCGTGGAAGGAATTTTCGTTTGACGATTCGCCACCTGCTTGCAACCAAAGTTGTTTAATGTCTGCTCTGTTCACTATTCTACTCCAAAGTAGCGTCTAATTGCGTCACGGCATTGGTTCCTCCAAATGTGTTCAGCCATGGTAGCCATGGAGCACATTTC